CGTACCACAGTCTGTATGGCAGTCGTGGGACGAGGGCAACCGCCCGAAGATGGTGATCTGTCGGAAGCAACAGCTTCCGGCGACACGCGAGTGGAGAAACGCATGGCGTATCTCTGATGAACTGGCAGCTTAAACGTACTATGGTACAAATAAGGAGTTATCAATGCCGACAACATACATCGTAGACAAGGACGGGAACCAGATTGACGCTTCCAAGGCCACCGTTCCTTCTGACCGTCACTTTCGCGGTGCATGGTCCCTAAGTGGCAGCGTCATCAGCGAGGACATGGCAAAGGCCAAGGAGATCTTCAAGGACAAAATCCGTGAAGTTCGTGCGCCGCTGCTAGAGGCAGAGGACGTAGCTTACATGAAAGCCTTAGAGGCTGACGATGCGTCTGCCAAGACTGTTTCTGTGAACAAGAAAAAGGCACTGCGTGATGCCCCGGCGGCATCTGCAATTACTAACGCAGACACGATTGCAAAGCTAAAAGCCGCTTGGGATACGTCTGTGCTGGGCGACTCGCCTTACGCATAGGAGTGAGTAGGTGGCTTTAACCAAAATACTTTCGGGAGGTTTGTTTAGTGGGCATTTTGCTAACGGTGTTCTCATGGCTGACCAGTTTCGTTTGACTGCAAATTTCAGCACTGATTCAGCTACTGTTACATCTTGGGAAAGGCCAATAGATGCAAACGGCAATAATATGCTTTTTTCCCAACTTGGCACTGGGCTAACAGAAAGTAGTGGGGTTTTCTCTTTTCCCAGCACGGGGTACTACTTTATCCTGTCTAAAGTAGAGATACAGCCAGCTTCGGGGGATGGTCTTACAGGAATAAATGTACAAGTCACTGAAAATAACTCAGATTTTGTTATTGCGGATACAATCAGCGAGGGTGGTGGCAGTGGTTTTAATCGTGGCAGTGTTCTTGGCTCCTTGCTTCTCAATATAACAAATACAACGAATCAAAAGTTTAAGATGGTTACTACAAGCCTTGCTTCTGGTTCTTTTATTTTAGGCAACGCTGACTTTAATAGAACATCTATAACCGCCCTGCGTATAGCGGATTCGCAGTAAGGATAGCCGATGCCATACATAGGTAAATCTCCAGAGTTTGGTGTT